GATAGGCTTTGAAGAATATAGGCGACTATATATGAGATATTATTCGGTTTGCGAGGAGTTACGTAATAACCTCTGGGTCATAGATGATACGAAGTTCGAAAGAATTTCCTGGGTGTTGTCTACTTTTATAAAGGGGGTGTGATTAGTCGTTTCTTCTATAATTAGATAGGTTTTGAAGAATATAGGCGACTATATATGAGATATTATTCGGTTTGCGAGGAGTTACGTAATAACCTCTGGGTCATAGATAATACGAAGTTCGAAAGAATTTCCTGGGTGTTGTCTACTTTTATAAGGGGGTGTGATTAGTCGTTTCTTCTATAATTGGATAGTCTTTGAAGAATATAGGCGACTATATATGAGATATATTGGTTTCGGTTTGCGAGGAGTTACGTAATAACCTCTGGGTCATAGATGATACGAAGTTCTAAAGAACTTCCTGGGTGTTGTCTACTTTTATAAGGGGGTGTGATTAGTCGTTTCTTCTATAATTGGATAGGTTTTGAAGGATATAGGCGACTATGTATGAGATATTATTCGGTTTGCGAGGAGTTACGTAATAACCTCTGGGTCATAGATGATACGAAGTTCGAAAGAATTTCCTCGGTGTTGTCTACTTTTATAAGGGAGTGTGATTAGTCGTTTCTTCTATAATTAGATAGGCTTTGAAGAATATAGGCGACTATATATGAGATATTATTCGGTTTGCGAGGAGTTACGTAATAACCTCTGGGTCATAGATGATACGAAGTTCGAAAGGATTTCCTGGGTGTTGTCTACTTTTATAAGGGGGTGTGATTAGTCGTTTCTTCTATAATTGGATAGGCTTTGAAGAAATAGGCGACTATATCTGAGATATAATTCGGTTTGCGAGGAGTTACGTAATAACCTCTGGGTCATAGATGATATGAAGTTCATAAGAATTTCCTGGTTATCATCTATCTTTATAAAGGGGTGGCGCGATTAGTTGTTTCTTTTATAAAATTTAGGTTTAAAAGAATATCGGCTACTATATATGAGACTAATTAGTATATCTGGGTTCGGTTTGCGAGGAGTTACGTAATAACCTCTAGGTCATAAGTGATACGAATTTCGAAAGAATTCCCTGGGTGTCACCTGTTTTATAAGGGGGTGTGATTAGTCGTTTCTTCTATAATTTGTATAGGCTTGGAAGAATATAGGCGACTATATATGAGAAATTTATCGGTTTGATAGGAGTTACGTAATAACCTCTAGGTCATAGATGATATCAGGTTTACAAGGATTTCCTGTGTATCATCTATCTTTATATAAAGGGGGTGTGATTAGTTGTTTCTTCTATAGATTTTGGTCTTAGGAGAGTATCGGCGACTATATATGAGAAATTGATTGATGTATTCTGGTTCGGTTTGCGAGGAGTTACGTAATAACCTCTGGGTCATAGATGATATAAGGTTCGCAAGAACTTTCTGGGTATCACCTATTTATAAGGGGGTGCGATTAGTTGGTTATTCTATTAGAAGAATTTTGGCGACTATATACGAGGAAGTTTATTGGTATTGTAATTATGGTTCATTTATTTATTTAAAAGACTTATGTCTAAAGTGATGCCTCGATGGGTCACTCATACGGCTTCGGCTAAGTGATTGGGGATAATTTCCCCCGTGCTGGTGCGATAAATCAGGGGTGAAAGTTTCTGGACCACCTATTAATAGTCCAATTGTCTAAAGTAGTGTTTCTATAATTTAGGTTGAATAGGGTGAGAACGCTGGGCTCTCTCTATTCTCTAATTTGTAATTTGGTGTTTTTCACCAATAACTTGTAAGTTTGTCTCCTCGACTTCGAAACTTACATTTTTGACTATGAAAATTTTGCCAGAGCCCCGATGATGTGAAATAGTAGTCTGGTCGGCGCTTGTACACTAGGAGCGACTCTGTGTCCTAGGTACCGAGTAGCCTGTAACGCTGGGTAAAATCGAATAAACTGTCTTGCAAATTAGGATCTCTTAGGAGTAAACCGTCTTGTGCAGTGTGGGATATTTTAAACTAACTTTGTTAGTTTGAAATCTCATGCTGTCCATTTCCTTTCTCGGCGATAGGAACTGAACAGTATGATGACTTCAAACTTAATTGAATTTTGTGAGGAAATTGGTTTTTGGATTAATGTGGTTTTGGTTTACGTTTGTAAATGTGTTACAAAACCTATATCGGGAGAATTGTGTTTTAATGTTGAGTTGGGAGGAATTAGTGAAGTAATTGCAGGGTATGCTGGTATACAATATAGCTATGATTATGGAATCTATGAGATCTTTGTAAGTTTAATATCAAACATAGTGTACACAATTGCTATATATGTTCCCTTTATATTCTTACTTGATTTCTCAATATTGGTAATAGTAAGGAAATTGAGAAGTTATATATCTACTTGCAAAGAATTAAAGTTATTATTGGTGCTGTTAGTCACTATGATATTGTGTTTGTCTTACCTTAACTCATTTTATAGTTCTTTGGCTAGTATTATTATTTCTAGAAGAATTATATTTTCAATCAATATGCCATATTTGTTTAATGACTTGGCTTATAATAAGAATTGTTTTGTTAGAAACAATATGGTAATTGCTGATAAATTTGGTTATGCTCAGGTTCATAGAATATTGTTCTCTGAATCAGATTATAATTTTATTTTGGCAGAATTAGGTAGGTATCCCTATGTTGATATGGTGATTAATTTATGCATACATCATAACATAAAATTTTCAGATATTAATGTTATATTTGTATTTAGAGATGATGTGTTGGACATTATGGAAGGTGGTATTGAGAAGTGCACAATTTGGCGCTTATATAAAGCTATTTTGCCTCCAACACCGGTAACTGTCGTGTTAACTACTTGGTATTTTGGGATTTTTAATACGATAGTTATTGTAATTGTATGTTTGTTTGCCAGCTCATTAAATATAATCATTTCTATTACTATAATTTTTGTGCTAGATCTTTCGTTTGTTATTAAGTTTGATGATGTGTTGCTATTTACACTTCATTTTAATTTTGTGAGAATGATAGTATGTAAACATATAGTCTCATACAAAGTTGTGTTTAATCACTCGGGTTTTCAGATGACTTACGTAGTGAATGCGTATAGTAATGATATAGTAATAAATCATGGTAAATGTTATAAATGTTTGTATAACCAACCGTTTTATGATTTATTAGAAGTAGGGGAATATCCTAGTTTGTATAAGCTTATAAGCAAATTGTACTTACTTGACCTGGGACCCACTGAACATGGCGTGATATGTCAATGCCTTGGTCATTTGCATGTGTACAGAGATAATTCTGGCATAATTATTATCGATGCGTTAGGTTTTTCTGTACTTTTGCTGTGTTCTAAGTATGGTTTCTTGATGAGTTATTCAATTAACTTATTGTGGGTGCTGTTTGCTATTCACTTGTTAGCACAATTGTATTTTGAGTACTATACTATTTACAATGTAATGGTTTTTGAACTTATTAGTTACACACTGTCATGCTTCTTAGTATCCTGCTTCTTTTTATATTGTTTTTCTAAATTGTCACTACTACTGGTAATTAAGGCTATATGTTTAGTATGTGGTGAAGAAATATTGGTAGGTGGTAGGAATTATGATATGTATCCAATAAAGTCTTACTCTGAAGAAGTAACTTCTATCACGGATGAAGGCTATTGTTATCTTTTGCTATTTGACGAACCTGAACGCACTTTTATGAGGAACTTAGGGCCTAATCCCAAGTTAGCTAGATTGATACAAGTCATAAGGGAACGTGAGGTGCTCATGACCATAGCTAATGTTAAGATACTTGGTGGGCCTACACATTACCATGTGGTTAGAGGTGGGCGCAATAGCGTTAATATTACGACATTATGCAATCTTTCTACTACTTGTGAAACTATCATAGGTTCTACTATATTCGCGGGCAAATACACAATGCGTACTCATTGTGTTGCTAAGTTCGTAGTTGATATACGATCTGGTTTTTGGTTGTTTCTAATGTTCGAAGTGCTCTTACTACTTGTGGCTATGGTGGGTGCAGCCTTAGAGATTAGAAGGTTTTCCTATTATGACTTTGGTTTGTATATATTGGCTATACAGCTTGGTTATTATGAGTATTTAATATTTATAGTTTTCTTAAGTCTTGTTGGTACGACAAATAGGTATCGTAATATGACTGCTGATATAATTGGCTTCGTAGTATTGTTATGGGTGTTTACGTACATACTCGAATTTGTTGTGTCGAATTACTATATTAATATCATTGAATACATTACATATTATTTATCTTTAGTTAGACATCTTATAAACTTATGGTTGTTAGCATGCTTCAGCTATATTATTCTAATACTTACTTTAAAGTTATTTTTGTTTTTAATAACAAATATTTTAAAATATAAATATGAGGATATGATTGATCATATGGCTAATAGCAGTGGTTTTATGACTAGTTCACCTATAGACAAGTTTAAGAAGGCTACTCTAATTAATAGAGAGGTTGTGTTAAATAATGTTATTACTTATCATGGCATTGATTTAGATGGCTTCACTACTACTAGAGGTGCAAATAGTAACATAAATAGTCATTTCTATATCGATCCCAATAATTCGATATTTACCAATGATATGGATAATGACGATAAGGAATTCTTTGGTATAAGGTCTATTGAAAGAACTGCTATTAATTATTATGATTTTCTAAATAATATAAGTGAGTTTAAGTTAGATCCTCGATTAAATTTGAATAACTTAAACGATGTGCGAGGATTGTTAGCTCACCTTAGAGAAATGCCGCATTATCCTTATGATTATGAGTTGGTGCAAGGTGTTAAAATTTTTGGAAATGATAGAGCTGCTGCTACTGCTGACACTAAGTATAATAAGAACTTCACGTTCCCTGAAGGCGAAATCACTGCTAATGCATATATGCCAATTTCTCATAAATTTATACCTAATACTTTTGTGCCATATGGTGCACCTCAAGTTGTACTCTTAGATTTCGATGATTACATCCCAAGAAATTACCTTGAAAATTTTCGTGACTGGTCTGATGAGATCAAAGATAACCGAAATTATCTCTCGACTGGTTATATATCTAATGTAACATCTAAAATTACGGAAGAAGTGGTTTTTACACTGGGTTTTCCTTTAAAGATTAAATTTGACAGTCTGTTACCACAAAAGTATAGGAGTATAATTTTGCAACCACCATTTGACAATTTTATAATGGAATGTAACTCCATAGGATTGAGTACTTCAGCGCAGTCTAGTGCTGTTGTTAATCTGTGTGACGTTATAAAAGCTGGTAAGAGAGTAATAGTACTTAACTGTACCGACATAACACTTTATCCTTGCAGTGGTTTTACCTTTTACTTTGATGAGGATATGCCTTACTGTGAAATTTTACACGCTAAAGCTACTCAAGTTTGTTCTGATATGTTTAAAGAAGGAATTGTATATGACGTAGTGCGCGGTGATATATCTTTATTTAACTATTCATTTGATTATATTGTGTTTCACATGTGTGGATATTTTTATAAGTGTGATTATGTCAGTAGGTTAGCATTGTCATTACATTGCGAAGCCATAGTTATAGTAGATGTTAGAGATGCGGCGATAATAGCAAACGATGAGTCCTACGTTGGCATAGTAGGTTGTGCCTGCAGAAAGTTAAAGCACTGTGATGTGTCTCAGATGCAGTTCTGTTATAATAAAGATGGAATGATATATGTTTATGATTATGAAAATATGGTTGAAATGATGACTTGTTGCTCCATGGGATATGTTATCAAGGAAGGTGACTTTATGCCTAATAGACCTAGGTATACTAGGGCACATATTTATAATAATTTTGGTTTCGGCTACTCTATATTCAGATCTATGATATGTGATGATGAGAACAGTGCGATGCGATGTTCTGCTCGTATGGTATCAGACTTAGCAGAGAATACAGCGTGGTTAAGAGTGCCTTGTGAGAAGAAAACTAAATTTTTCTTCTTTGAGCTGACTAAATATGATATGATAGCATTGCCGAAAGACTTTTTGGTTATACTAGTATCTAAAACATCTCAAGAACGTGCTGGTAAAGCCATAGATGAATATCAAACGCAATCCACCTTGTCGACTATAAGACAAGTAATGGCTAAGAGTGTAAATGCCATAGGATTTGATGATATTATGGACAATGCTCAAGACTTAAATATTGTCAAAGGGGTTATATTGAACTGTGCTAATATAGGGGAAACTTTAGATAGTGCTCTATGGTATGTACCCACTTCTACTTCAGCTTTCGAGTCTTATTTAGCAATTTTTCGAATTATCTATGATAATTTGATAATCATATCTGAATTTTATATGGATAGTAGTGCTACATTGTTTGGTACTTTTAAGTCTATATACGATAGTGATCATTTAAACTTATCAAGTTACTTTACGGATAATTTTATTATATGTCTTATGAGGCAATTGGTAGATACCATAAGTAATCTGCTGAGCTTAGCTGTAAATTTAGTGATATTGGCTATGTATTCTATATTCACCATGGATGTGACACCTGTTTACAATTATATGAATAATTATTTAGCTGTGATGTTTCGCAATCGTGAGTACAACCTAATATTAGATGTAGACATGGAAAGGGGTGGTGAAATTATCGAATTTCACAACATATCTGACACTGATCCGCTGCCGAGACGTTTGCGTAATAATGTAACAACTAGTTTACCGTATGTAGTTGTTAGAAATTTAGTTACGGAGGTAGATGTCGTAGGTAGAGATTATGCTACATGTATAGGTAGACGTGTAAATGAACCTACTCTTGATCTGATAGATTTAACTAAAGAGGTTTGTGCAGTGTGCTCGCACAATGATATTCATAGCGACTTAGTAGTTCTAAATAACTACCAGAAAGATAATTTGGCTAGCTTGATTTTTAGGTCACCTTATTATGCCGATTCGGTATTACTTGGTAATGTGAAATTCGCTATGCTTAATTATATGGCTCTAAAGGATTGTGTTGTGTTATGTTCTATAGCTAGCGGGGCTAGGTTATATATGACGACTTTTGAAGAAAAATCCATTACTAGTAAGCAATCTCTATTTGTATTGACTAGTGATTGCTGTTCTATGCAACGTGCTAGTCTAAGTATTAACGCTTCTACTACTAATATAGAAGGTTTTGGTGTCAGAATAATTAGTAAGAATCCATTTTTGTTTAGTGTTATATGCCGGCACTACGAAAGGTCTTTAGAAAGTGGTTATTGCTTCTATAAGAATCTTGATTATTATTATTCTAAATACTTGCTACCGGGTGACGCTAAAGGTTATTGCAGTCCCATGGGAATTATAGCTGCGAGCTGTGCATGTTGTGTAGCTATATTACACTGTACTATATCTGGCGATTTCCTGTATTATCCGAAACTAATGTCTATCGATTCCATAAGATCAGTTATATTAGTAGTTGATAACCATGCGCATGTCTTGAAGGTTGACTGTATACGTCATTTAATTAATCATGTTACAATATTAGACATTGAAAAATGGCAGTTATTTGTGGGGATGGAATTCTCGGAAGTACTGGATAAGGAAACTAGTAATGATGTTAAGATGTGTTTAGTTGTTGATGAATTATTTTCTAAGAACTCAGAGTTAGCATTAATTAGTATAAATAATAAGTTGGTTACTATAAAGGCGAGATACGAGCAATTAATGACGAGTATGTATGATGTAAGTTGTTCTGCTAGAATGAAGCAGTTGTACGAATGGTTATTATATAATTTATTATATGAGAGATACTTATACGAACGCATGCTACTGGTGTATGCTACAGAGAATGTTAAATTTTATATAACCAATAGGGATGTGTACGTATATGATTATACTAACAAGAAATTTTTAACAAAACCAGAACCCTCCTTTCCGCTTAGTGCGGCATGGGATGGTGTTTCTTTTGTTAGAGTTAAATCTTCAGGAAATAAGTACTATGTTGTGATTGATAGTGAAGTAAGCATGAATTACAAATGTGTTTTGGGATACTTGATATTTTGCGAGGCTACGGAGTTTCTGAAACACACTAGAGTTATAGAAGCATATGACCAACTGATTTATAATATAGGGTTGACAGAGACACAGCGTAGATTAGATGGTTTGGTAATAAATGATTTCGATGGTGTGCCTGGTTGTGCTAAAACAACAAGTATATATAGTAGGTTTGTTTCGTCTAAGGCACTAGTATGCACTAGCACAGTAGCTAATAGAGAAGAGTATGAGATTAAGAATGGTGGGAAGAATATATTATTAAGAACATATGACTCAGTTGTTCTAAATAGAAATGTACAATCTCCAATAATGTACTGTGATGAAGCGGGTATGGAACATGCAGGTCACATTATGTTAACTGCATTGCTAGTCAATAGCCATACTATCTACACATATAAGGATTCATTGCAAATACCCTTTATAAGTAGAATAGCTGATTTTGAGCCTAAGTATCATATATTACTCGCTAACTCAACGACTCGACAGTGGTTGACTTATAGGTTACCTATTGTGATGATTAAAGTGTTAGTTGTGTTTTATCCTATGATTAAAACTTTTTCCGTGGAAAAGGGGTTAATACATGTGGAGAAAATAATGGCTGGGATAGTGCCGTACATGCCTAAAGTACAACTCATAATGACTTTCACACAAGTGGAGAAATTAATTATAAAAGAACAACTGAAGGGGACTGAATGCAACGTTCTGACTATACATGAAGCCGAAGGACAATCACATGTTGACGTCGTGCTCATAAGATTGACACATCATGAGAATGAGATTTACGATAGTTTACCTCATTGTATCGTGGGCATAACTAGGCATAAACGCAATATATATTATTACACACCGATAGAAGATGACACTGTGTCTAAGATATTAACTATGCGATTTACGGCGTTAGAAATTCAAAACACGAAGCTTGCCTCTAAGATGCGTATGGCCATGATACCTAATTGTTTGCCACCTTTACGAGGTGAGAAATTAATACATTTAGGAGATGGTGGGGAGAAGGTTAACACATCGTGGTTTAGTAGTATATTGGCTATGCTTTATAACACTTATAGTTATAAACCACAGGTGAAATACACTTACTACCTACCAAATTTTAACTGCGTGAATAATTACGTAGCCGGGCCTGACTTAGTTTATGTCAACAACTGCTTATCTATATGCTTCAACCTTAATACAGAAGTTTATGATCAAGTAAAATATGCATTGACATGGCAAACTATAGACTACAGCATATTTGATCGTATAAACCCTGTTAGATTGTCTCAGGCAGTGGGTAATAAGAGGTCAGAAAGAGTGTCTCCTAAGTTGATTACTCCACAACCCAAACCTGTGGCTAATAATTTGATAAACACGTTTCAGGCCGTTCTAAAAAGGAACTACAACCCTCCGCACGTTAATAATGATAGGCTAATATGCACCGTGAAACAAGTGGTAGATAAGTTTATAGAGACTTATATAAACCCTGACAAAGTAAATGCTTTCACTGAAGCTGAGTTTGATTACGAATCACTTTCATTCTTAAATGCATGGGCAGGAAAAAGAACGACTGCTCAAATAACTAACTTAAATAGAGCTATATTGCTGGATCATACAGATAGAGATTCTTATTCCTGCAGTATCAAGAGCGACGCAAAACCTAAGCTGGACAACTCTCATGGCTTCGAGATACCGACTTCTCAAGTAATAACTGCACCAGACCCTGTGCACACAGCCAAAATATCAGGGCAATTTAGTTGTTTTGCACATAAACTCAGATTTATGCTTAAGGACAAATGGCTTATAAGTGACGGTGTAAGCGTAGAAGAACAGTCAGGATTTATAAATAAAATTTTGTGTGGTGTATCTGAGTGTTTGTTACTTGAAGTTGATTTCTCAAAGTTTGACAAAAGTCAAGAAGATTTGATACTAACGGCCAGTTGTGCAATTTTGTTAAGACTAGGTATGCCTAAATACGTGGTGCATCAATACTTCGATGACCATCTTATAAATAGATTAAAGTTTCCTAACTTAGGCGTCATGTTAAAGACGCATTTTCAACGCAGAAGCGGAGAGAACTTTACTTTGATGGGCAATACTATAGTATCAATGATGGTTTTGTGCTTTACATACAATTTGGAAGAGGCGTATGGTGGTCTATTCGTAGGTGATGACTCCTTGGTCTTCATATCACGCTTGTGCAACTTCACACCTCGCGTTACTCGCACTTCAGATGTTTTTAATCTGGTGTCTAAGATAGTGACCAACAATGATGCTCCCTTCTATACAGGCAAGCTACTATTGCATGTCAGAGGATGCTGGTTATTAGTGCCAGATCCTATAAAAGCATTGGTGAAATTAGGTAGGAGTGATTTGTACTGTAAAGAGCATGTGTTGCTATATTATACTTCATTTTCGGATGTTATGCATTTATACAAAGATAATGATGTGAGGAATAAGCTTAAGGTGTCGTGTTTGCATAGGTATGCTGGCGTTTTGAACGTTAACATTAACATAGTGGAAATATTTATTGACTTCTTAGCTAGTCTTGTGTTTTCCAAGAGTAAATTCGTTAATTGTTTCTATGCTAGACCATTAATATGGGAAAGAAGATTACCTGCTTTGCTAAAAGAATCTATCCTCAAAAATCCGAGCCTAAGTACGGAAGTTCTAGAAGGAATATTAGCAGATATGGAATACGCTGCTTAGCGTTTGTATAGCAATAGAAATGAACGCGAGCGATATATGAAGAACTAATAACTTAGGTTTACTTAATGTAAATAAACTACTCCAGTTTAACTGGGAATGTTGCCGATAATTTAAGGTGACATTTAAAGTATTACTCTAAGAGAGTATAATGGGCCTCGAG